TCAGTGCCGCCAAGGAGACCGTGGTCGGATTCGGCAATGACGTAGCCGGCTGGTTCAAAAGCTCGCTGGGAATCCAGAGCCCAAGCCGCGTCTTCATGGCCGCTGGCGCCAACGTCTCGGAAGGCGCTGCGATTGGTATCACCGCCAAGCAGGGGCTGGTCAAGCGCGCTGCCCTGGGCATGGCTGCCGCGACTGCCGTCACGTTCAGTACCCCGCAACTGGCTGCTGCCGAAGGGGCTGCGGCAACGGCAAGCCGCGTGGCCAATCTGGCGCGTAGCGTTGGCCCGGCAGCGCTGGCTGGCCAGGTCGGTGGCGGCATCACCATCCACTACGCCCCGCAGATCACCGTGCAGGGCGGCGGCCCTGGCACCCAAGAGGCCGTCCAGCAGGCCCTGCAGCTGTCCCGCAATGACCTGGAGAAGATGATGCGTGAAGTCCTGGCCGACCAGCAGCGGAGGGCCTTCTGATGTGGGCAGTACTCGGCGACATCGAGTTCGAGCTGCGCAACCAGCCCAGCCGCCAGGATGACCGTGCCACGGCTGAGTACGCCCAGCATGCGCTGATCCAGGGCAAGCCACGCCTGGAGTGGGTGGGTGACGGCCTCGACGAACTGACCCTGGAGCTGACCCTGCATGCGCTCCTGGGCGACCCAGAGGCGCAGATCCGCCGCCTGAAGACCGCAATGCGGGCACACGAGCCGCTGCCTTACGTGCTGGGATCCGGCGACTACCGGGGCGTCTACCTGATCACCGAGGTGGGTACCACGACACGCCGGACGGACGCCCAGGGCCGGTTGATCTCGGCCACGGTCAGTGTCTCGCTGCTGGAGTACTCCGGCCAATACAAGAAGCCGATGCCGGTACCGCGTGGCCTCAGCAACAGCCTGCTGGCCAACCCTGGTGCACAGATTGGCTCTGCAACGTCGCTCGGAAGCCTGACGCAGAGAGCGCTGGGCATGGCGCGCACGGCCGGGAACATCCTCAATGCGGGCATGGAAGGTTTCAACATGGCCATGCTCCTGCGCGACAACCCGATGGTTCTGCTCGACCAGGGGCCGAGCCTGCTGAACCTGGCAGGCCAGGCACTGGCCCCGCTGGAGGGGCTACAGACTGCCGCCGCTGGTCTGTTCGCCAAGGGTGCCGAGCTGGTGGGCATGGGTGCGGACGTGGCCGAAGACGTGCTTGAGGCAACGGGCATTGCCCAGCTCCTGGGCGATGCCCCCATGGAGCTGTATGGCCAGGCGTCGCAGCTGCTCGGACAGATCACCCAGGGCCTGCCGCTGGATGGGCTGCAGAACAGCGCATCCGGGCTGCTGGCCAGCGGCGCCGAGCTGCTGACGCTGGGCGTGGATGCCGCCAGTGACGTGCGCCAGGCAATGGCTTCGCTCACGCCCCTGGAGCTGGGGACGGTAGTCAGCCAGGTCGATGATGCCGCAAGCCGGATGCAGATGGCGGTGACCCGCCTGGACGCCAGCTCCCCGCGCCTTGCCCGCATGGCCGTCGACGTAATTACCCGGAGAGCCTGACGTGGCCGACGAATACCTGAGCCATACCACCCGCGAGGGTGAGCGCTGGGATCAGCTGGCGTTCACCTACTACGGGGACGCCACCCGCTATGAGCCCATCGTCCGGGCCAACCCGCAGGTGCCGCTGACCGGCGCCCTGCAGTCCGGCCTGACCCTGCGCATCCCTGTGCTCGATGTCGCTCCCAGCAGCGAGGATCTGCCGCCGTGGTTCAAGTAAGCGATATCCCTGGCCGCAACTCGGCCGAGCCCACCGTCTGGCGCATTGGCTACCAGGGCCGCGACCTGACCGCCGACCTGTCGCCCTACGTCCTGGGCGTGACCTGGACGGATTACCTCAGCGGCCAGTCCGACGAGATCAGCATCGAGCTGGAGGACACCGACGACAAGTGGCTGGGCGTCTGGTACCCGGTCAAGGGCGATGCCCTGACCCTGTCCATGACGTACCCAGGCCAGGCCCCGCTGAACTGCGGCAGCTTCGAGGTGGACGAGATCAACGCCAACGGCCCGCCCTCGGTGGTGGTCATTCGCGGCCTGTCCGCCGGAGTCAGCAAAGGAGTGCGTACCCGCAAGGGCGTGGCCTACGAGAACACCACGCTGGCCGAGATCGCCCGCCAGGTGGCCAAGCGCAACAAGTTCGAGCTGGTCGGCGAGATCCGCGAGCTGCGCATCGACCGCATCACCCAGTTCCAGGAGCGCGACCTGGCCTTCATCACCCGCCTGGGGCGGCAGTACGGCTACGCGGTCAAGCTCCGAGAGAACAAGCTGATCTTCACCGCCAAAGCCGCCCTGCGCGATGGCGCCCCGGTGCGCTCGATCCACCGCCAGGAGTGCAGCCGCTACGACCTCAAGGACAAGATCAAGGACGTGTATCGCACGGCCAAGAACACCCACCACGACCCCGACACTCAGAAGACCATCCGCAGCCAGGTCGAGGATACCCGCGCCCCGGACAGCCCAGCCGGAATGGAAACCAGCGTCGACGAGCTACGCATCAACCAGCGCGCCCCGGATGCCGACAGCGCCCAGGCTCAAGCCGACGCCGCCCTGGGCGATGCCAATGACGAGCGGGCCGGTGGCAGCCTGACTCTGCCGGCCGACCGCCGTCTGGTAGCCGGTGCGGTGGTGACCTTGGACGCCAGCTGGGGCCGCTTTGCTGGTGAGTACCTGATCAACCAGGCACGCCACAACAAGCGCCGCAGCAGCGGAACCACGGCCGACATCGAGATCCGCCGGGTGACACCCGCGCCGGTACCGCCGATCCCAAGCCTGGCCGGTGAGCCCACCCAGTCCAGCAGCGAGACCGTCGCATGAGCAGTGAAACCCTGGATGGGCTGCAGTTCGGCCTGGTGAGCAAGCTGGACTACCGCAGCTGCCGCGTAAAGGTGCGCCTGGAGGAGTTCGACGGCCTGGAGACCTGGTGGCTGAAGGTGCCCCAGCGGCACACCAAGGCAACCAAGAGCCGCCCGCTGCTGCCGGAGATCGGCGAGCAGGTGGCCGTGCTGCTGCAGAGTGACGGGGTCAACGGTGTGGTGTTGGGCGGGATCTACTCGACAGCCGAACCGCCGCCGGTGACGGATGAGGATACCGATTACGTGCGCTTCAAGGACGGCACCACGATGACCTACAACGTGCAGAGCGGCGCGATGGCCGTGAGCTGTGTAGGCAGTGTGACCGTTCAGGCCGCCACCACGATCACCCTGCAGGCCGGCGAGCACATTGCGCTGACCGCCCCGCGCATCGACCTGAACTGAGCCCACCATGCCTGCCGCCGTCCGCTTGAACGACACCTGCACCGGCCACGGCTGCTGGCCGCCTCGTGCCAACGACCAGGCCAGCGCGGATGTGTTCATCAACGGGCGCGGCGCCCACCGCCAGGGCGACCACTGGGCTGCCCATACCTGCCCGAGCATTCCGCAAACCCATGACTCGGCGCTGGCTCAGGGCAGCCCGACGGTTTTCGTCAACGGCAAGGCGCTTGCACGGGTTGGTGATGCGGTGGCTTGTGGTTCGGCGGTGGCCACCGGCAGTGGCAATGTGTTCGTCGATGAGAGCTGAGCCTCTTTAAACCCGATTAAAAGCCAGTCTCGGCTGGCTTCCTCACCATGGGCGCATGACTACGCCCACTTCCTACACCAGCATCACCGCCGCCCACTGGCAGCCGGCACTCGGCTCGCCCGGTGAGGCCGTCGAAGGCCTGCGTGATATCGACCAGGCCATCCGCATCATTCTCACCACGCCTCGGGGCAGCGATCCGCACCGCCCCGAGTTCGGCAGCGACCTCCACCTTTATATCGACTGGCCCACTGACCGCGTCGTCCCGCACTTGGTGCGCGAGGCGGTCGAGGCCATTCGCCGCTGGGAGCCGCGCGTGGTTCTGGTGCAGGTGCTGACCGAGATCGAGGAGGCCCACATCACCCTGCGGGCGCAGTGGAAAGTGGCGGACGGTGTTCTCCAGCAGACCGAGGTGCCGTATGCGCGCACTACCAGCGCCTGAGTTCGTCAAGGTCGACCCGGCCGCCATCGAGGCGGCCCTGGTGGCCCGCTACGAGTCGAAGTCCGGCAAGACCCTGTACCCGGCGCAGATAGAGCGCCTGTTCATCGACCAGGTGGCCTATTCGCAGAGCCTGGCGCTGATGGCCATCCAGCATGCCGGCGAGCAGCTCCTGGTGCGCTTCAGCTCGGCGCCGATCCTCGACTACCTGGGCGAGCTGGTGGGCACGCCCCGGCTGCTCGCCCAGTCGGCGCGCTGCACGCTGCAATTCAGCGTCAGCGAGGTTGCTGCGTTGCCGCTGCTGATCCCCGCCGGCACCCAGGTGACCAGCCAGGACGGTCGGCTGATTTTCACCACCGACGCGGACGCCACCATCCAGGCCGGGCAGACCCAGGTGCAGGCCTCGGCCACCTGCCAGACAGCCGGCGTCGTGGGCAACGGCTGGGCGGTGGGGCAGATCAGCGTGATGCCCAGCCCGCCCTTCGACGGGCTGGTGGCCAGCAACGTGACGGTGCCGGCCGATGGCGCCGACGAGGAACTGGATGATCGTTACCGCGAGCGCATCATCCTGGCGCCCGAGGCCTACACCAACGCCGGCAGCCGAGGTTCCTACCGCTATCACGCCCTGTCGGCGCACCAGAACATCATCGACGTGGCCGTGCATGGGCCGGACGATGGTCAGCTCGATGGCCATGTCGCCGTCTACCCGCTGACCGCCAGCGGCCTGCCAACCGCCGACATGCTCACCCTGGTGTTGAACCACCTGAGCGGCGAGAAACGTCGGCCGCTGTGCGACACGGTGCATGCCATGGCGCCGCCCGAGGTGGCATTCACCATCCAGGGCAGCCTGACCTTTTATGCCACCGCCGACCGCGCGCTGGCCATGCAGCAGGCCCAGGCGGCAGCCGATGCCTGGGTCGCGGAACTGCGCGCCGGCCTGGGCCGAGACATCGTCCCCGAGCAGCTCACGGCCGTGCTGCAGGTGGCCGGGGTATACCGGGCCGCCTTGACCTTGCCCGTACTGACGGCCGTGCAGTCGCACCAGTGGGCCAACTGTACCGGGATCGTGTTGACCGACGCCGGGGTGGTCGATGGCTGAGCAGCAGCTGCCGCCAGCGCTGGCCGGTGATGAGCGCTTTGCCCTGTTGTGCGAGCTGCTCGCCGAGACCTACACCGACCTCGATCTCGGGGCGATGGCCGTCTACCTGGTCGACCAGGTCAAGGCGTCCCTGCTGCCCACCCTGGCCGAGCAGTTCTCCCTGCTCGATGAGGCCGCCTGGCTGCTGGCGGAGTCCGAGGACGCCAGGCGCAACCTGATCAAGAACGCCGTCACCCTGCATCGCTACAAGGGCACGCCCTGGGCGATCAAGGAAATGGTGCGCCTGCTGGGCTTCGGCGAATCGACCCTACTGGAGGGACTGGGTGGCCTGGCCTACGACGCCGAGGCCACCTTCAACGGCATCAGAGTGTATGGCGACACCGGCAGTTGGCCGGTGTACCGGGTGTTCCTCAGCCAGCCCATCACCAATGACCAGGCCGAGCTGTTGCGCCGCGTGCTGCGCGCAACAGCACCGGCCCGCTGCCGTCTGGCCTCGCTGGAGTACACGGCGGTACCAGTTCGATACAACCAAGTCGCCGCGTTCGACGGCCAATACAACCATGGGAGCAGCTAATGGCTAACTTGCCGGAAACGCCCGATTACCCCGCTGGCATTTACCAGCTCGAAACCTCTGACCCGGTACTGGGCGGCGCAGGCGGCATTGCCAACCGCCAGGGCGAGCAACTGGCCAACCGCACCGCCTGGCTGAAGGCCAAGGTCGACGCCTTCATCGACGGTACCGTGGCGGTGCTCAAGGCCACCAAGCTGGCTACCGCGCGCACGCTATCGGTCAGCGGCGCCGCCAGCGGCAGTGCCTCCTTCGATGGCAGCGCCAATGCCAACATCGCCCTGACCCTGGCCGACAGCGGTGCCGTGGCCGGCACCTACCCGAAGGTGACCATCAACGCCAAAGGCCTGGTGACTGCCGGTGCCGCCCTGGTGGCTGCCGACATTCCCAACCTGGACTGGAGCAAGATCAACAGCGGAAAGCCCACCACCTTGGCCGGTTATGGCATCACCGATGCCTTGGCTGCAGGCGGAACTGCAGTGGCAGCAGCCAAACTAGCCACCGCGCGCACGCTGTCGATCAGCGGCGCCGCCAGCGGCAGTGCCTCCTTCGATGGCAGCGCCAACGCCAACATTGCTCTGACCCTGGCCGACAGCGGTGCAGTGGCCGGCACCTACCCGAAGGTGACCATCAACGCCAAAGGCCTGGTAACTGGTGGTGCCGCTCTGGTGGCCGCTGACATCCCCAACCTTGACTGGAGCAAGATCAACAGCGGCAAGCCCACCACCCTGGGTGGCTACGGCATCACCGATGCGGCGCCGATAGCGAGCCCGACCTTCACTGGTGTGCCTGCTGGGCCTACTGCTGCGGCAGGGACCAATACGACCCAACTGGCAACCACTGCATTTGTGGCGGCAGTCAAGGCGGCGCTGGACGCGACGGATGCGCTCAAAGCTCCGCTGGCTAGCCCAGGACTGACTGGCACACCGACTGCGCCGACAGCGGCAGCTGGCACCAATACCACGCAGCTCGCTACAACCGCTTTTGTGGCGGCGGTTAAGGCCTTGCTCGCTCCGTTGGCCTCTCCTGCCCTGACAGGTACGCCGACGGCGCCGACGGCGGCGGCTGGCACCAATACTACTCAGCTGGCCACCACGGCATTTGTTAACGCCGAGATCGCCAATGACGCCTACTTGAAGGCCGACTTTGCGGATCGTTTGGTCAGCCGAGGTGGAAACGCGAACGGGACATACAACATCTGGTCGAGCGGGAAGACAGAGTGCTTCGGCACGGCCTTGATTACTGCCCCGTCCACTCTGGTCACGCTACCCGTGGCTCTACCAAGCACCGCAGGCGTATCGGTAATGCACAGCGCGCAAAGCACGAATCCGAATGTGAGTGTTACGACCGTACTAGAAAGCACAACCCAGGTAAGGGTGTACACCACGTCAACGGTAACAGTCTCGATTGAGGCTAGAGGGGGAATCTAATGCGTTATTTCGATACAGCCACCCGCACTGAGGTGCTTCCTGGTATCCACTCCGTCACCGAAACGGTGGTCGAACTGCCTGACGATCACCCGTTTTTCTCGCCGATCCCACCAGGAATGCGCCTGGACTTCGGGCCTGACGGCCTTCCGACGCTGGTTCAGCAGCAGGCGCCTGTTGTGACTGTCGCGGAGATATGCAGCGCCATCGACGCCGCCGCAGATACCGCTCGTCGCGCTGTAGCCGGTGATCCGCTACGCGCCGTGGAGTACGAGAAGGCCGCCGCCGAAGCTGCGGCCTTCAGGGACTCTGGATACCCCGCCGGCGTAGTGCCGCGCACCGTCTCCGCTTGGGCCATCAACGGCCGCACCGCCCAACAGGCTGCCGACAGCATCCTGGCCGAGGCAGCCGCCTACACCGAAGCTCTATATCAAATCCGCGAGACCCGCCTTGGTGCCAAGGAGCAGGTGCGCCAGGCGATGGCTGCCAACCAGGTGGAGCAGGCCCGCTTGATTGCCTCGACCGCCATCGACAGCATCCGTGCGGCGATCAACGGCATCGGTAACCCAGGAGCCTGACCATGGAGCGCATCCAGCTGCTGTTCAGCACCACCCGCCATCCGTTCAGCGGTCTGATTCGCGCGGCCACCTGGTCGCGCTGGAGCCATGTCGCCCTGGTGGCTGGGCCCCACGTGATCGAGGCCGTCGCCCTGGGCGGTGTGCGCCAGATTTCCAAGGCCTACGCCCTCCATCGCGCCTCGGAGTACTGCCTGGTCGACCTGCCGGCGCACAACGCACAGGCGATCATCGACGCGGCGCGCAGCCAGATAGGCAAGCCCTATGATTGGACGGCTGTGGCCGGCCTCGGGCTGCACCGCGACTGGCAGGAGGACGATTCGTGGTTCTGCTCGGAACTGGTGGCCTGGGCGGCCGACCAA